TAAATTTTAACAACTTGCCGCAGTACTTGTCGTTGGTTGCCCAAATTAACTCAGATCCCCAACCTTTTTCTACAAAACCTTGTAATCTCATTCTATTCCCGTTTCTTTACAAATTTCTTTTACCAGTGCAACGTCCGCAGGATTATCTCTAATTTTCTTAACCCAGAATGGTATGTCAAGTGTTTGATTAACTAGCTCTAACTGCTCGTTACTAAATTTTTTTAGTAATTCTACACCGCTAACAGAATTCATAACCATCCAAGGACTGATTTTGCCATCACGTATATTATGCACGGCTCTATTTACGCTGACATAATTGAAGTAGTGTGCAAAATTTGCATTTTGTTCTTCGCCCCACTCCATCATATATTGTAGGCTACGTTGAACTGCACTTTCCACTGGTTCAATCTTAACTAATTCTGACAGATATTTGTCATACAATTCATCTCTGCACCAATGATCTAATTTGACTCCACTTTTAATCACGTAGTCAATGAATCTTTCTGGATACAAGGGATTAACATTGTTTATAAAACTGCCAAACTTTACAAAGGCATTATAGTAGGCACTTTTACAAAAATCGCTGTAGGGTTTTTGTTTTTTTGCTGCCTGTGTGAGTTGATAAAACCTGTTGTAGGCAAAAAATCCTGTCTGAACACGTTTTTCATCTTTTTGTAGTACACGCCTTTTTTGTTCACACATGTGAGCAACAAGAGTTTTCTCTTTCATGAAACTCTTGCCGCAGTGTACACAATTAAAAGGTTGGTCTACTAATTCCATCATTTAATTCTAAATTTTTGTAATACCTGTTTTGCTTTATCAAGGTCAGTAATAGGTGGTGTATCATACACTGCTACTATTTTAACTGAGAACCCTGTAACATAATTAGGATCATATGATAAGAGTATATTATGAGTCTGAGGATTCCAAAGTTTGTTTCCAAATTTAATATTAATATCTTTAATTTGAGTTTTGTTAAAATCTGTCATTCGTATTCTTTCCGTTGTTTTTTATCAAATCCCATGTTGTCAAACAGCTCTTCGCAGTCTTTTTTGGTCATTAAACTGCCCAAGAGTTTAATGTCAGACATCTTCATTGAAGGATATAATTCTTCTAAAAGTTTTTCGATTTTGTTGGCTTTTTCTTTGCCCGGTGCTTTGAGATATTGATATTTGAGATTAACACCTATCCCACAACTAGCAAATAATTCCCACAATAATTGCTTGTTTCCCTTGCTTAATGTCCAATGATTAATGTTTACTAGATTATTAACACGATCTAAAATAAACTCATAGGTATCAGGGTCAGTCTGCGGATTACTGATATATCGCATCAGGAGATATGGGCTAAAGGCTTTTTTTTCATCGTCTGTGAGATTTTTGTAGAAATCATGATTTCTTTGATTTACTGCACTTAGTTCTCTGCCGATGTCAAGTTTTGCGGTTGCCATATTATACTGGATGATGTTGTACGGGTTCTGGTTTATCTCTACTTAGATAATATAATAGTTTAACACGTTCTAGAGCATATTCCAATTCTTTATTGTCCAAGGCAGCTTGTCTAATGTCATGCCAAAGTTGAGCGTCATGGGGACTGCTCATATAATTTCTATGATCTAGCGGATCTCTTTTCCAGTCGTAGCCCACAAGTGTCCTTTCATTTTTTCCTTCTTCACGAGCATACACTTTATCGCCTACACGTTCGTAGATATATGTTGCACCCGGAGTCAGTGATCCCATATTACCAACATTTACTGTAGTCAACTAGCTCACTTTGTCTCGAAACTTCTTTGACAAAATAAGCACATAGGGGATTTGGATCTTCAGATAAAGGAGTACACAACAGCTGACCTGGCTTCATCTTTGGAAAATACCATTTAACATCTTGATATACATCAATGATATCTACGTCATAAAATTCTGGTCGGAATCCGCTTAGAGGATTGAACAAAAATGTTTTAAATCCACGATCATTAAGACTGGTTAACGGCATAATTTCCATATCAGGTCCTTCCGGATCGCCAACAATAGTACACCAATCCAAGGGCATGTTAACGGTATAAGGACCAACTTTTAACACTGCCGCAGGCGCTGTAAAACTTTCTAAAAAGATCAGTGGAATATAAAAATAATCTGGATTTGAAGGATCGCTGTTGTCAAGAACCGCAAATCTCAAGTCGTCATCGATCTCATCGGGGAGATCATTTAGGTGATAGATTTTATCATCCAGCGTTAGAATTTGCATTAATATTTTACCTTTTCAATTGTGAACGGATACTTGGCTTCCTTGTAGAAGCGTTTACGTTCTGTTAAGTGTTTTTTAGCATATTTTGTAGATGCTGTCAAGTCCCAGATTTGGACGAAGTCTTTGTCGTCGGCTTTTCGAATACCTCGGCCAATGCTTTGTATAACGCGAGTAAAGCTCTTTCCGGACTCAAGAAGAACCAGATTAAAAATCCTAGGGATATTAATACCCACAGCGGCCACACCGTAAGTCGCCACAATAATCTTTTTATCAGCAGTTTTAACTTCATCGTATTCTTCTTTTCTATCTTTGGTTTTTACCTCTCCAGAAATAAAAACGCTGTCCGGTATCTCATTTACTATAAATTTTCCTGATTCAATTCTATCAACTAGTACCAGTGTATTTCCGCTTTCTGCTATGCCCTGTACCAGTTTGCTAACCCATGTCATTCTATCTGTGTCAGTTACTAAAAATTTTAACTCTTCTGGATAACTTCCAAACTCTTTCCACTCGGCAGTTTGAATAACATTCACATGACAATTACTTAATACACCCTTTTCCTGTAGTTCATGTGCCGATACACGATGTACTACATCACCTAAAGCAGCTCGAATATTTTGAAATTCTATATCCTCTTTAGGCACTGTACCAGTCAACCCCCAACGAATAGGTGCATTACTCATATTCTGAGTCAACAGTCGCTTCAATACATCAGCTTTGGCCATGTGTACCTCATCAACCATCACTGTTTGAACTCCGTCAAGAAATTCAGCCAGTGTTAATAATTCGTCATTGTCCTGTGATTTCTTGTCTAAAATATTCAAGCTCTGCCAGGTACAAATTGTGTGAGTTTTACCTAGCTCTTTTCTATCACCATAGTACACACCTACATCTAATCTACAGTTAATGAAGTCTTCTTCAGTTTGTTCGACTAGACTTTTGTTTGGTACAATGATTATGCTTCGACCATATTTTTCGACAATTTTTGCCAGTGTAGCCGTAGTTATTGTTTTTCCGAACCCAGTGGCAATTTCTTGAATACATTGAGGATTTTCAAGAAACTTATTGACTACTTCTACTTGGTCATCACGAAGTCTAATCTTATCACCGGCAAATCTATGACCTTCTGGCCAAGTTTGATCACCCCAAAAATCTTCAGAAATTTCGGCAAAATTCAGTGGGGTAGAGTTACGTAGATCTTCAAGTTCGGGATCATACCCCTGTCTAATTAATTCTTCAATGACCTCTGGAAGTATGCTCATATACGTGCCGCCGCCCAGGCCGAAGAAGCTGGTACAGCCGTCCCACCGACCTAACTTGTAAGCTGGTAGGTATCTGGCTTTTTGGTCAAAATATTTGAATTTTTTCACCAAAGATTTACGTGTGTCAAGATCTAAATTTTCAATCTTAACATTAACCTCATCCTTGATGATAATTTTACAGTACGTCACTTCGATAGCCTAGTTGTTTGGTGTCAGTGTATTTGATCATACAAGGTTCATTTTGTAGGTAGCTGGTGATACTATAGTGAACCCCTGTAATATTGCCTAAGTTTAACACAAATTTAAAATCAATGCCTGACTTAATTATAGGCTTAGGTAACTTTTGGCTGATAAACACAATTTTTGTATTTTCGTGGAGAGGAGTGTTTAGCTCAAAGGTTCTCACGTAATCATTGAAATCGCGTCCTACTGTGTTCTCTAACCTAAACATCACAGAAATGTCTTTTTCTTGGAAATTTTGTGATTTTAACCAAAAGTACCAATTTTTTAGGTACTTGAGTTCATAGCCGGCCGGAATGACGATCAGTACAGGCACATTAAACTTGAACAGGTCTTTAAACTGATCAATGTTTGTTGTACTCGAGTCGAAATTTAAATTTTCTGAACCGGTTTCATTAATAAACTTATCTAAAACAGGCGAAATTTCTTCATTTTTTAACAAATTTGACACCTTTTCGTCCCATACTGAAATGCCATAGTGCTTGGCCAGTAAAACTGCCTCAATCACATTATCAGCATCAATATCTGGTAGGGTCTTGTGTCCGTTGGCAAACTTAAAACCGGCCTCAGTATTAACCAGTATAGGTACATGGTCCTCGATATTTTCAAGGACCTGGGTAATTTCTTCAAAAATTTCAAGAAAATTGTCATCCACTGTAAATTCTGGAGTCATTAGGTTATTAGCAACCCATAGTACGTTTGATTCTTCGAGATCGAACGCCCATACCTTTTTATCTACATCCCATTCGGCTAATTTGACCTTGGTAGAGGCTTTGAACTTTTTGATATTTTCTACTAATTTTTCACTATAAGGGAAGGATACCAATATTTTCTTGTTTTCTATTTTAATATACTTTGTTGAAGATTTAGCTTCAGCTACAGGAAATCTAAAACTTGTTAAATCAATTGCATCGGTAGCCAGTTTTCCAAATTCTCCCACTAAGGCGCTTTGATACTTTTTAACTAGCCGCATGACAAGGTCTCTCTGCTTTTGAGTATAGGCGCGGCCTTGAGTATGTGCCGCTGCTAGGCTTTGTATCACAGCTCGATCTCCCGACCATACTGGTACCTCCTGAGAAAAAAGATATGCGCCGTCTGAGGCCAATCGACAAATTAGATCTTCAACGTAGAGTGTCATATTAAATTGAAATATCTTCCATTCCAGCAGTTCGTAGTTTAATGATATTACTCATCTGCCATTGTTTGATGTCAAGTCCTTTGATAATACCTAACCATTGATTACGTAGCAGAGCAAATTCGTTGATAATTTTTTCCATATCAACAACGTCTGCTTCACCATCTACATATTTTTCAACATCTCTACTGCTTAAGGCACGTTGATAGTTTTCCAAATACTTTTTAAAGGTCTTCGAACGAAGCCTACGTAGTTCAATGTTTAGATATTCGAGAACGCCTTCAATTTCTTGAAGCTGATTGAATCGATGAGCTACAATGCCAGGCAAAGCCGCAGAGGCCTTTTCCATGTTTCCATAGACCTTGACCTCTTTCTTGGCTTCGTCTAGCTCTGCGTAGTAGTAATCGATGCATCCTGGCAAATGGGCAATGTCTTTGCTGACTTTGCTATACCAGTTCATCATTAGTCCTCATCTTCCTCGTAATAACCGTCTTCATCTTCGCCGTCTTCCCATTCTTTAGTTTCATCTATCACTGCTTTGATAGCATCATCAAGATGGGGATCATAGCCCATGAGGCCTTCTAGCACAGATGTATCGACATCTTTACCGAGCAAGAAATCGACATATTGATTTGCAGCCATTTCTTTGTTTTTGTCAGGGATATATTCACGGAAGGTATCCCAAACTTCCATAATTAAACTTTCTTCCATTATGCTTCCTCAGTTTCTTCCACTAAAACAGCGGTAACAGCTGACTCATCCCATTCTGTCATAATCACTGAAAGTTTTTCTTCTGTCCAGTTTTTACGAAACTCTGAAAAGACTTCACCTGTCGCTTTACTTATATATTGTAACTTATTTCCGCTCTTTGTCAATATACCTTTTTTCTCAAAAAGGTCAACTAAACCGCTAGTTGGACTCATACCTGTTGAATATGGAATTTCAACCTGCACACCTTCAAAAGGTTTAGCATACCGAGTCTTCATAATTTTACAAGCGGAACGAATTCCGTGTACTTCAGAAGTTTTATTACCGTCTGAGTCTGTTTTAAGTTTTAACTTTTTCATAGCAACCACAATACTTGATGCATAAATGAAGCCTTGACCGCCTGAAATCTTATCATCAGGATCAAACATGTCTTGGCTAGCATAGGTGTGATTTGTACAAACCATTCCTACATTATAAGTACCAAACATGTTAACACAGTTACGAACAAGTGATGTAAGTGCTTTAGGTTTACGGCCCATGTCACCTTTCATTTCACCTGCTTCGAACTGATTTACATCAGTTGGAGTTAACAACATACCTAAACTGTCGACTACAAACATAACTTTAGGACGTTCTTCAACTGGCATCAATTTATATTCTTTCATGAACTCTGAAATGGTTTTTGCCACGTCATCGATCATAGCCATGTTGAGTTTCAACAGTTTATTTTCGCTGGTATCTACTCCTAACGCCTTTAGCCATTCTTCATCGAGAGCATTTTCGCTATCAACTAGGATAACATAAATGCCTTGCTCTTGTGCGTTCTTAATAATGTTACCAGAACAAATATAACTTTTGCCTGCACCACTTTCTCCTGCAAAGACTGTAACTTTGCCAAGGGGAACTCCCTTAAGGAAGTCCCCAGAGATCAAATAGTTAAGAGCATAGTTACCGGTACTGATCCAATCTGTCGGATCATTAAATCCAATACCTAAACCGTCAATAGATTTAGTGATAGATTTACGGAATTTAGAGATATCAAATGCTTTTCCCATTATGATCCCCTAGATTAAGTTGTCTGACGTGCTTTGATCTTTGCCAAGATGTCTTGTGCTCGTGAACTGGCTTCTGAACCGCCAGTAGCTGCCGGTGCTGACACCTTAGGAGTATCAGTTTCAAAAGGAGCTTCGTCTTCTTGTGCTGCCTTTGTTGGTGCAGGTACTGCCTTAGCTGGTGCAGATGATCCGCTACCAGTTGCTTGACCACTTCCACCCATACCAGCTGGTTTAAAATATTGACCCCAACGTTCCATGTCAAATGCTTCACCGTCGACTGACGCTTCAAACATTTCTTTCATAACCTTGAGTTCAACTTCACCTGGTTTCTTAGGCAAAAAGTCCTTTAAATTAAAGGGACCGTGTTGCTTAACGGCTGCATTTTCTTCTTCAGTAAGAGCACGTTCACGACGAGCCCAGTTACTAGTAGAATAGTCTGCATAACCACCTTTACTAGTTTTTACAATACGGAAATCAACGCCACGTAGGTAGTCTGTTGGCAATTCTTCCATGTCTGGATCCATCAATGCAGCCTTGATAATGTTAAAAATCTGGCTACCGATGATAAATCTACGGATTGGATTTTCTGGCTGTTTCCCATCTTCTTTGTATTGGCTGTCAACTACAAAGCCTTGGAACAAGAAGCTCTTCTTCTTCCAGTACTTACGACCCATGTCTTCAAGACTTGGATCTTTGAACCAAGGACGAACCTCAGTTAAGATTGGGCAAGTCTCGCCCCACATTTCCATACAAGGAACTTGTACAGTCACGGGTTTTGAGTTTGTTTCACCTTTAACACCGGCGAATGGCAACTTGATCATTGCACGTTCAATCCAGAAAAAGGTATTGTTTGGATCAGCGTCAGGTAAGAAACGAACCGTTGCGGTCTGTCCTTCTGCGATATTCCAATGGGGGTAAATTGCGTTGTCTCCACCTGTCGAGCCGCCGGTGTTTTGTTGAGATGATGCTTGAAGTTTTGCTCTGATTTCTGCTAAAGTTGCCATAATGTTTCTCCTTGATAATATGCCTTTAGTTGCCTCTTCTTTCTAGCCAACTGACTAAAAAGAAAAACTGTGCATAGCGTTAACTATACACAGTTTTATTTATCCTGTCAACAGGAGAACAAAATATTTTTGCCGAATTAATTTTCTTGATAATATTTCCGGAATTTTTCCTTGTATTCTGCTTCTTGATGTGGTCCGTCAAATATTTTGTATTCATTAGGCCATGCTAGTGAACAAGCGTGTATACCAGTATATGATAAATTTTTATATTGCTTAAGAAGCTCAACATTGTGTTTAAATTCTTGTCCGCTGGTTTTGATAGACAGTATATCTGCATCAAAATAATCAGGATTTATCCACCAATCTTCAAATATTTGAGTTTTACCAGGATAATATCCCAGCACTGGTGGAATTACCACATCTTCAAATAAGCGTACCATGCCTAGACCTTCTAATGTTGCCCGTGACGCTGTTCTTAGATATTCGTCTTTGAAAGATTCGTGTTCAAATGTCATTGCTTTAAATTTTACACCACCTAGAATTATTCTATCTAATGCCTGCATACTGGCGCCGTCAATATCTAAAGAAATGTAATCAATAACAGTATCATGCGGAATATTATTGGTTAAAAATACCGCAAATTCTGCAGAAGTAGCATCCATTTGATGAAATTTTGTTTGACGTTTTGAACTCCATTGATCTCTACTCTCAACATCGACTAGATCAAAACACCAGCCTGTCCAGCCGCAGTATTTTTCCAGTGTATATGTATTATTCCCTGTGATTGGGTGAGCACAGGCCAGGTCAATAAACGTACCGTTGGTTTTTCCGTCAAAGAGATTATAAACGAACTCATCTTGTTGTTCGTGAGAGAAAAATTCTATATTCATAAGTACCCTAAATGTTTAGGGTATTTACTTGACTAAGCCGGCCAGCCTACGAATTTCTTCAAACTGCATAACAGCAGACCTTTGAGCTTCTTTTGCTTCACGTTGTTGTTTGATATGTTCAATCAACCCTTTTGCTAACTGTTCACCTCGTGGCCCGTACATTTTACCACAACGAATGATTACGCCTTCCTCACCTTTAGGGAATGTCATATTTTCTTTATCACAAAATGACATTACAGTTTCGGCAATTTCACGTGTTGATGCTTGACGGGGTTCCTTTATTTCGGCATTGTCCATACTGTCTTCAGATTCGTCCATATCGTCCCAACGCTTATCGTCAGCATCAGGGTCTTGATGGACTGGTTCATCAGCAGGACCTTCGTCTACCCCTTCCGGTTGTTGTGCTGCCTGGTAAAATTGAGGATACTCTTTTTTAATATCCATGATACAATCTTTAACTGTTTTATGATCTGACACTGCTTTACCAAGTACTGCACGATTCTGTTTGACATAGGTCAAAATATTTCTAATGGTAGATACGTAGCCATCTGGTCCTCGATAATCTCCTGCCACTAGTTCTAATGCATCAGCACCGGACACGTTGGGGTTTCGATAACCGTCTTTTTGTAGAATTTGTGACCAGTCATAGTAGGCTTGTTCTACAGGGTCAAAACCTTCTGCTACGGGAGGTTCGACAGGTGCTGCCGAAGGATCAGCAGGCGCAGGTTCTGCCTGTTGTGGTTCTGTCATTCTTTGAATTTCTGCGGCTGCTTCTGGATCATCTTTTTGTAGCCAAGGAACAATAACATCTTTAGGATCACCGTCTGGGTTAGCACCTGCGGCACCACGAAGTGCTGCTTCTAATTTATCCCAGTCACGATGATTTGACATGCCGATGTTTTCTAATGCAGCAATTGCACCAAACGCATCATTGCCGCCAAATGTTAATCCTGTCTGTAGTAATTCAATTAGTAGTCCTAGCATATCAGGATTTAATGTTCCTTCTACAACAGAGTCTGCCCAAGATTCAAAGGCTTCGAATCCGACCTTAGATTCACCGCCACCACTCATAGCTTGTTGAACTCTTTGTATTACTTGATTTTTAGCATTGATAAATTCTGGTTGTTTTGTAGCACCGCTTTTTACAAAATCCCAA